ACCGCGTCCTTGAGGGAACTGTGTAGTTAAACCTAAAGGCGCACTTGCTTTAAGAAAGTCAGAATAATAACCACTAAACTGACCAAAGGCACTACCAGACGTCACCTGGGTACCCATGTTAGGGATAACTTGACCCAGCTTACCCAATGGGTTAGCTGAAGCTGTTTCAGCCGGTGAGAAGCCTTTACAGAAGCGATCAAGCCATGTCAGTAATAAAGCAATTAGTAAACCAGAAAGAATGTTCTTGTTAAGCGCATAACCTAACATAAACATTTTTAAGAAGTCTAAGTTGTTACAAAGAAATCTAGCGCCGACATTTAACATATCACCTAAGAAATCTTTAACACCTTTAAGGTCAAGTGCTTTAAGTTTACTAAAGATATCTTTGACAGTTTGCGGTAACTCCATTCCGGAGATAGCGTTAATAGCTGAATCCATTGCGTCTTTTAATGTATCCGCAATATCATTATTAGTAATCATATCAGCCAGATCATCAAGATTAGACTGAAGTGTATCCATAATTCCACTGTCTTGAACTTCTTCAATAGCAGTAGAGGTTAAATCTGTAAAGCCAGTGTAAACACTATTGTCTACAAGTTGGGTAAAATCCTTAACACCTACATTTGTTTCTTTGTCAAGGAAGTTAAACCTCATCGCCGATATTGACATCGTGATCTCCTAAGCTAGATTTTGCCAAACCCTCGTTGTATTTATCAATCAATAGAGAGGAACTGACGATGTTGTTATAAAAAAGAATCGGTAAGAAGTTAATATTAACAGCACTAGATAGCAAGAATTCAACATAACCAAAAATGTCTTTAAAACCCATCTTGGTTATTTTAGCTATTTCATTAGTTTCATCTTCCACTTTAAAGATAGCTGGAAAGTATATTAATGTATCAGGAAGTTTTATTCTGTTTAATGTATCTGTGTGTTTTTCAATCCAGATATTTGCACGATAAATATAACAAGTATTAATATCTAAAGACTTAATAAAAAATGGTGTAATGTCTTCAACAGGTTTATTGATTAAAGTAACTAAACAACAAGAACCTAACTTAACAAAGAAAAGATTCTGTAAGACTTTAGCTTGCTGTTCAGTTAAATCAAAAGGATAAACATTCAATAGGATTTCAGGTGTTTTAGTTTCTCCGTAATACGTGTTTCTTTTTTGGAGATTCATTAACTTGGTCTTAATAGTATTAACGATATAGGTTACAGTTGATCTTTGAAGTAAATCGATAGTTAGGTTTTTACTTAATTTATCATACTCAACCATATCCACATTCTTGAAGATATCGGTTTTTCTGAAACTATAATCATCAGAAACAACAAACTCTGCTAATTTAACAGGGTCCATTAATTTAGAAAGAATAGCTTGTCTTAGATCTAACAAAGACTCAATGTCAACATAAATTTTACTTGTGTCAGCCATTATGTTTCCTTATATAGTGTTCGAGAGATGCATGGCTGTCAGATAAATCTTTAAAGTCTTGGTTGACTCAACACCTGTAGAATAATTCTCTAGTGTTTTAAGATTAGCATTACCGTAACGCAAGAACATTGCATTGTAAGCATTGAAACCATTACGGTCACCACCTCTGAATCGAATGAGTTCAGAGATTGTATTTTCAAGTCCCATACCAATCAACACTTGAAGTTCAGGGAAAGAGATCTTAGCACCCTTACTATCACCCGTTGGTTGATAAGTTAATTCATCAATAACCTTATTGTTATCAGGAATAGAAACTTTCTTCATCAAAGTCTGAGACTGTCTACGATACGGAAGATCCACGATGAGATATTCAATCGGTGTTTTGTAATCAGGTCCATCTTCGTTACCAGCATAGATTAATTTCTCGAAGTACTTTAAACCATACTTCTCAGCAACCTTCAAGTTGTTTTCGACAGTTAGACCTTGAGCCTCATACAAAGGCTTAAACAAAACAAGGAATTTAATACCATCTCGAATGTCTTTCATGTACTGCTCAAAGTCTTTATCAGACATTAAAGCAAAGGCTTTTTTATACTGTTCTACATTGTAGCCGGTAGGTTCAACATCTTTACAAAATTGAAGAATAAAATCCTCAGCTTTTTTTCTATTGGACATGGTATTCTTTTCCATTAAATATATAGTCACAAAATTCTTAAGTTATTAAAAATAGTATTTAACCCTTAGGCTATGACTCATCATTTGAACGTATTTTTCGATTTCACTAAGGAGCTAATATGAGACTTAATATGACACAGCAAGGCGGACTTGCTGACGAATTCGTGGCTGGTGGTGGTAATGTTTTAAATCCGCTTATTCTGGCTGGTAACCCTGTATCACCGTTAGAAGCTGCAACGAAACAATACGTAGATAATAGTTTACTGTCATTGAATATTAACAATCTCATCGGTGGAACTATTCCTGGTAATCGTTTCCCTGCTATGAATGGGGATTTAGTTAGTTCTTCTGGTAGTGCAAATCTTGTTTTAGGTAACACAGGTGTAACACCTGGAACATATGCTAAGGTTTCTGTTGATAATAAGGGTCGTGTTACAAACGGCATGCCGCTTATTGAATCAGACATCCCGTCATTTAGTTGGAATAAAATTACATCAGACATTCCGTCAACTTTGAGTGGTTACGGTATCACTGACGCACTACCTATTGGTGGTGGTACTATGATGGGTCAGCTTTCTATTACTGGTACATCTACGTCTGCAAATGAACTTGTTAATAAAAATTATCTTGACAGTGTTATTGGTGGTACGACAGGTATCGGTGTTGGTGATATCATCACTAAAATTGACGCTACTACACCGACTGGTTTCTTGAAGTGTAACGGTGCTGAAGTTGAAAAGTCAGTTTACTCAGATCTTTATAATACGGTCGGGGATAAATATTCTAGCTTTGGTAACTATGGTAACGGAATGCCATGGAAATTTCAATCCCAGATAAATAACGCATATAACGAAAATCTTAATAATTGGACAGCGGTACAACCACTTCCTGGGATTTTAGATTTGGCGTCAATAGTTGTAACTAAGAATCGTGTATATATTCTTGGTGGTTATAATGGCACTAGTTTTACATCTACTGTTTATACCGCACAAATTAATAATGATGGTACGATAGGACCTTGGTCTGCTGGAACATCATTACCTGGTGCTTTGTCATTAACTAATGCTATTGTTATCAAGAATAAAGTTTATATTTTAGGTGGTCAGAATGGTACAAATACAGTAACTACCGCTGTTTATGTTGCTGATATTAATGCAGATGGTACTTTAGGAACTTGGGGGAATGGTCCAGCCTTACCTCTTGCATTTGCATACTCACAAGCTTTTGTAAATAAAAATAAAGTTTATGTTGTTACTGGATTAAATGGTGGTGCCGCGTACTCACACGTTTTATCTAGTGTCATTAAAGAAGACGGCTCACTAGAGTCTTGGGTTACGGAACAACCAATACCAGCTGCTATCTATGCTACTAGTTTATTAGTAACCCATAGCCGTGTTTATATTATTGGCGGTAGTGATACTTCTGTTCATAAAAACACTGTGTATTCTGCTGTTTTAAATTCAGATGGTTCTATCGGGTCATGGTCAACTGTTCAGAATTTCCCGGTAACACTTACTTTAGCAGCAGCATATGTTGTTAAAAACTATGCTTATATTTTAGGCGGTCATCAAACAAATTCTCCTAGTAATGTCATTTATAAAGCACTTATTAATACAGATGGTACTTTAGGTGATTGGGTCAATGCAGGTACTTTACCAGTAACAATGACCTACATCACTGGTAATATTGTTGCCACTAAAAATCATCTTTATATTATTAGTGGGTATTTTAATTCAGCACATTCTGCGAATGTTTATTACACCGATATTAGTGGTGGTTTAAACGACTACTCTAGTTATTATTCGAATGTAATTGAGCAAAACTATATGGTTGCTGGTTCTGGTAAACCTTGGCAACAACAGTATCAGATCAATACAACTCAGTCTGACGATATCACTGGTTGGGTAACTGATTCATCACTTACTCCTAATACCAATTATAGAGTTTCAGCAGTTGCTACTAAAAATAGAGTTTATATGATTGGTGGTTGGAATGGAACAGTAGCACAAAACTCTGTTTATTCTGCTCCGGTTAACTTAGATGGTACATTAGACGTTTGGGCTGCAGAAACCAATTTCCCGGTTGGTGTTTTTGGTGGTCAACTTGTTGCTGTCGGTAATAAACTTTACCATATCGGCGGTACTAATAATTCTTCTTATTACGCATCGGTCTATTCTTGTGCTATCAACTCTGACGGCACATTAGGTACATGGACTGTTACCGCTAACTCTTTGCCTGTCGCTAGAGCACAAGGTCAGGTTATCGTAACAAGAAATAGAATTTATTACTTAGGTGGTTACAATGGTGGTTATTTATCAACCGTTTACTCTGCACAAGTTTATCCTTCTGGTGAAATAGGTGTTTGGACCGCAGGAACAAATCTTCCTATTGCCATTTGTCATGCACAAGTATTTATCACTAAGAATCGTGTTTATTTAATTGGTGGTCAAACAACAGGCGGAACATGGTTAAATAATGTTTACACTGCGCCTGTTAATGCTGACGGCACAATAGGTTCCTGGGCTTCTGGTACATCTTTACCAGTTGCTTTAGGTGAATCTAGTTTATATGTTACGAAAAATACTGTCTACTTGTTAGGTGGCGGTAATACCTCTGGACCTAGTTTAAGTGTTTACAAAGCATCAATCAATACTGACGGTGTTATTGGAACATGGACAGCTGGTACTTCATTACCCGGTGTTATAAATATTTCACCGATTGTTTGTCTTAATAATAGAATTTATTTGCTCGGTGGCGCTAATGGTGTCTCTGGATCAAATCTTATTTATTCTGCACCTATTCTTGAAGGTTCTAATGACTATTCAAGTTACTATGCAGAAGATACTACTAATTATACATATCCTGGTGCTGGTCGTCCTTGGGAAAGTCAATACCATTTTAACACAACACAAGCTGGCGATATTACAACCTGGACTACTTCTGCAACAGGTGTAATGAATATTTATCTTCATATTGCTATTGTAACCAAGAATCGTGTCTATGTTGGCGCTGGTGCTAGTAACGTTATGCACACAGCTCCTATCAATAGTGATGGTACTTTGGGTTCGTGGACATCATTAGGTGCTGTGCTTCCGGTGTCACCGAGTTATGCTAGTGCTATTGTGACTAAGAATCGTGCATTTATTATTGGTTATACCGGTACTAATGCAATTCTGACAGCTCCAATTAACGCTGACGGTACTTTAGGTACTTGGTCTTCGCTTACAAATGTTCCTGTAACTTTCTCTTTTAACACAACTTTTGTTACAAAAAATAAATTGTACGTTGTTTCTGGCGGTGGTGCTGGAACTAATGTTTATTATGCAGACATCAATGCCGATGGAACTTTAGGTGGTTGGAAATTAAATCCATATAGTTTCCCGGTAACTACAAATACAGGTAGAGCACTTGTCACCAAGAACCGTGTTTATTTTATTGGTGGTAATACAGGTGGTGGTGGTGTTACCACTGTTTATACTGCTCCTATTTCTGCTGATGGAATTGTTGGTTCTTGGACTACGGGTCCTTCGCTCTTAACTGGTGTAGAAGCTCCTGTTATTCTGGCAACTAAAAATACTGTAATTATTGGTGGTGGTTGGACATCTGGAACACAAACTAATGTATCTCAGATTGCTACAATCAATGAGGATGGAACTATTGGTAACTGGTCTTATGGAACAGTCTTCCCGATGTCTTTCCATTCTGCTACCCCTGTTATCACCAATGGTAAAGTACATTTAATCGGCGGAGCCATCGCGTCAGGTGTTGCTAACTCTAATATTTACACTGCTAATTTTGTCGGTGGTTTGAATGATTACTCTTCGTATTTTAATGGTGATATTCTTCCTATTGAACAATTTGTAACAGCTGCTAAGTTTAAGTTACCGGATGCTTCTTTCAGTAACGATAACTTGAATTACTTTATTAAGTACTAAAATAATAGAACTAGGAGAGGATATCCTCTCCTAGTTCTTAATATTCTTCTTTCTCAACTTCTTTTGCTGCTGTCTTGTTTACCATACGACGAAGGAATCTAGCTTCTTCACGCCAACCAGATCCATCACCACGTTCTTCACTAAGTGATTCAAACTTACCTTTCCAGTATTGTTGATTACCGATAATCATAGCAATCACAATAGTAAAACCAAGAAGCAAAATAAGCAATTCAGTTTGTGTGAGAGAAATAACTATCATGGGAAATAAGCATCCTGATTTTGAACAATAAAAGGAAGAATAACGATTTTAATATCATCGAGCCAGCTATTAGAATCATTAGCTGAATTCAATGCAATACGAATTTGTGCAGGCGGTTGGAAGTTGGCAGAAACAAGAATCTTGAACAACATGGTTGTCAGCATAGAACGTTGGAAACCAATGTTCTTGTCATAAGCTTCGATAAACGTTGGATTAGTCTTGATATTATCAATACCAGATTGCTTAAGACAAAGTCTTTGTGCTTCTTTTATTACTTCTTCGCAAAGGTTCAGATTTTCCATGTTGTTACCTCGAATGTTAAAAATTAATCCTGTTCACATACTTTAGATACACTGAAAAAGGACTCTAAACTATGTTAGGAATATTAAAAAAGTTGTTTGCTGGTAAAGAAGAAACAGCTAAGGTTGTATCAAATAATCAAGAGCTTATTGAAAAACTATATAATCTTACTCACGACCAAATGTTGACTGAGATTATAAATAAACCGCATAACAAAATTCTTATAATGAATGTTTATTATGTGTCATTCAATGATTTACTATTTAACATTATTTCAAAAACTGATGAACGACAAATCGCATCTGTCAATGTGTTCAGTTACTTTAAAGATATTGATGACTTAAACTATACCATAAAAAGAATTATTCCTATTTTGGAATCTAGTGTTGTAAACATTAAGGTTATTCATGATCTTAATGAACTTTATGACAGTATTGAATTTTTAAGATTGATAGAGGAATAATCATGAGTGAGTTAAAACTTTATTCATTAGGTATTGTTGTTGAAGATAAACCAGTTGGTTCTGACTTTGTTATGGTCACACCAATTGAAGTGCTTAATATTCAAAAAGCAGGAAATATTAAAGACGCTCAGACAAAGTTTGAAGGCACTTTAAAAAATGCTGATGATAAAAACTTTGCTACTGAACTGAATTCCAGTAGTTATCTTAAGGCTAAATGGTTAGCCTTTGGACAAAGTAATCGCATTACTTCTCCTGATGTTGTAGCCAATGAAACAGTTGTTTTATTTAAGTTCGGTGATGTGGATGAATATTACTGGACAACTATCTTTAGAGAAGTAGAATTAAGAAGACAAGAAACTGTTCTTTATGGTTTCGGTAATCTTAAATCTGGTATGGCTGCGTTTGATAAGTCAACAAGTTATTGGTTAGAAGTTGACACCAAGAAGAAAACTGTTAAATTCCATACCGCTATGAACGATGGCGAATATACGGAATACGATATTGTTATTGATACTAAAGCGGGAACATTCTCGTTGAAAGATAAGAAAGGAAATACTTTCTTATTAGATAGCAAACAAGATAAATTTATGGTTAATGCATTAAAAGAAATTGAAGGTACTGCTGGACAGGTTATTAATCTAAAAGCGCCGACAATTAATCTTGAAGGTAATGTTAATATTAAAGGTAATGTTAGTACTACCGGTAATACTAGCACACAAGGTAATGTCACAATGACTGGTAATTTTGATGTCAGTGGTAATGTTAACGCAAGTGGAACCGTTACCGATGGTGGCGGAAATACTAATCACCATTCTCATTAAAAATTACTGAAAAAGAAATATAGTTGACCAAGAAAATTAGGAGCGATAATGCAAGTAATGTTTAAGAACAAGCCAGCTTTTACGGAAGTTGATCCTTGTAAGATTTTCTATAATGTTGGATCTCTATTAGACATTCCTACCGGTAGATATGTTCGCGGTAAAAAAGGCGAGAACATTATGAATGGTGGTCTTAGTGTGTTTACCGCTATCATGGGTAAGGGTAACACTTATAAGACGAAGCTTGCACGTTATATGATGTTATCTGCTGCAAGTAAAGCAGCAGCGGCAGGCTTTCTACCCTATCTAAATACTTACGACACAGAGGTTAATGTTGATGTTGAACATTGTTTAAATCTCTCTCGTAAATTTGATATCTTTAAAGACATCGATCTTTGTAAAGAAGGTGCATGGAGCATCACAGATAAAACTCACCACTTGGGTAATGAGTGGTTTAAGTTGTTAAAAGACTTCTTAAGAAATGAAAAAATTAAGAACGCTAAAAACTATACGCTAGAGACACCATTTCTAGATAAAGAAAATAAACCTATTCACGCTATCTTCCCGTCTTTCGGTGATCTTGACAGTGTATCAGAATTCAGCTGTGCTGATATCGAAGAAATTCAAAATAAAAATGAACTTGGTGATAGTGGTGGTAATACTATCCATATGCGTAATGGTCTTGCTAAGACACGATTGCTGATGGAGATTCCTCCTGTCTGTAATGCCGCATCGCATTATATCATCATGACAGCACACATCGGTAAAGATAGTACAATCGGTCAAAGCCCGATGGCTATGCCCGTTAGACAGCTTCCACACATGAAACCTGGTGAAGTTGTTAAGGGTGTCGCTGGTAAGTTCTTGTATCTATCCAATCTGTTATGGCAGACTATCTCTTCTTCTACATTTAACAATCAATCTACAAAAGGTCCTGAATATCCTAAGACACGTGATCGTGTTGATGAAGGTAGTTTCGATCTGAATCTTGTCACTGTTAAACTTGTCCGTAATAAGTCAGGTGCTAGTGGTTATAGTTTCAGCATTATTATTTCACAGACTGAAGGGGTTCTTCCTTCTCTGACTGAATTTCATTATGTTAAGGAAAGTGAGCGTTACGGCATTGAAGGTGGTCGTGATACTTACAATATGATCCTTTATCCCGATGTTAAGGTTGGCCGAACAACTGTCCGTAATCTGTTGGACACTGACCCGATGCTTCGTCGTGCAGTTAAGATCACTGCCGATCTTCTCCAAATCAAGACTTATTATAAAGAACTTGCGTTCGATGTTCCTGACGTTAAAGAACTTTATGAAAAACTTGGTAAAGAGTATGACTGGAAGGTTCTACTTAATACACGGGATTACTGGACGTTTAATCAATACGATCATCCTATCCCTTTCCTTTCCACCATGGATCTAATCGAAATGTACTATGATAAGTATGTTCCGTATTGGTTACCTAAGAAGAAGTGAGATGATAATGGATGAAAATATCCTTGTTCTACTTGAACAGCAAACTGAAAACTTTGCTGCAATGAAAAGTTTTTTGACAGAGAAAGGGTTGACTCCTTCGACTCTTTTTCTTTCTCAAACACTGAAAGGCATTGCTGAAGAAATTACTCATCGTAATGAGTTAATGATCGAGTGTTTTACTTATCTCGATCTAGTAAAAATTTATAGTTTAACAACATATAATGAACCCGAACATTTTACTGATAGCATTTTAAATATCATTACAACGAACAGGGTTATTACTGCTGAGAAGTTGATTATTAATAAGGAAGCGATTGATGACTTTCTTTTTACTTCCAAGGAGGGTATGCAGGATTTTCTATTGAACAATAAATTCTTGATTTCTTTGTATATCTTCTCGATGATTAACACGATTTTTTACAAACAAACCTGAGGTAATTCACCATGGCTCAACAAAAGAAAATGGATTTCAAGGATCTTCGTAAGAAGTTTCGTGCTTCTGCTCCCTTCAATCATCCGAATAACTTCGGTAAAGAAGGTGTGGACCACATCAATGTCAGTATTCAGTCTGAAACCCGTCTTGGTAAGATCTTTGATCCTGCCTATTTGAAGGTCATCAACTACAAACATATCGGTAAATTCAATTCCGTTATGAGCTTGTGGTATTGGATTCGTTCTTCGGATCTGGATGATTCCATTCGTCGTCTGACGGGTCGCAATCTGAAAACTTACGCCGAAGCTAATGGCGTGTTCAACAAGTTTGTTCCTAACTTCAAGGCTATCATCGCGCAAGCCACGTGGAACAAGATCAAGGGTTATCCTGGTATCCTCAAGGAAATCAAGGAACTCAATGCTGACGTCAAGCTGATCTCTTACCATGTTGTTAAGTCAAGTGGTCTGCGTATTTCTACGAGCTATGCTGCGCTGATCATCGACATCGCTGAACTGATCATTAAGGCTGTTAAGGAAGGTAAAGAACCTGACTTCACACCGTTCATCGATACCAAGGAAAAGGCTGGTATGGCTTTCCTGGAAGGCGTGCTTGAAAAGGTTATGTCGTCTGAAGTCATTGAACGTATGCGTGCAGCTGACGCTCATGATGAAGAAGAACCTGATTACGAACTGCCTGAAGCCGAAGTTGTTTCGCAACCCATTGAAGAAGTTGTTCCAGCTGAGCCAGCTGTACAGACTTCTGTTGATGAAGAACTTGTCGGTCAGTAATGTTTAATGCATGATAAGATGATCCAGTAGCTTTTGCTACTGGATCATTTTTTGATTAATAACTTAAAGGATATAGAGATGAACTGTCTTATCTACTCTATTAACGAGATAAACCATCAGATACCACAAGAACTATTACACGCTGCTTTCACTATTGATGACTCTGCCGACACAGTTAATCTTAACTCAGTTGACGATAAAATCCTAAGAAAACTTCTTCGTAAAAGAGTTTTACTTGATATGAATATTACAGGTGGTATTGAAACAACCATCGCTTTAAATAATGTTCAGCCTAGTTTCTATGAATATTTTTATACCATTTATCAAATCCCACCAGAAATGACGATGAATAAAGAAATCGTTTCTGCGCTTAATATCATGTTGATGCCAGGAAGTGGTACCTTTGGTCAAGGTGGATTAGCTGGTAATAGTTTCGGTGGTATGGGACAGATGAATAGCAATCCAATTATGAATGTTGCTAATCGAATTGGTAGTGCTGCTGCTCCGTCTGGTGTTCTTAGCAATGCACATTTAGAGATTGTTGGTTATAACACTATTCTTATCTATGCTAACTTCCGTGTTTTAACAAACTTTGGTGTTCGTGTGCTTTTAGAAAACGACAGTAATCTAAATAACATTCAACCAAGAAGTTATAAAGCTGTTAGCATGGCTTGTGTCTTAGCTGCTAAAGCTTATATTTATAACAAACTTATTATTCCTGTCAATAGTGGTTATCTTGCTTCTGGTCAAGATCTTGGAATGTTTAAGAGTATTCTTGAAAGTTATTCTGAAGCCGAGAATGATTATAGAACTTATTTACACGAACAGTTAGGTTCTATTCTATTTATGAACGACACAACTAGACACAATAAACTGATTGCTAGCATGATTAATCCCAGTCTGTAAATGAATATCAATTAGTTACATATTTAGTATTTGACTCAAGATAACACACATCTCTCACGGACTGCAATCCGTGAGAGATGTTTAACGTGTCAGGAGTCAGCCTGCTACAGCATTCTGTCTGTAGCTTCTTTTAATGTTCACTTTAGTGGAAAAAAGTAATGAAAAAACACATAAGCAATAAAGTATTGCATGGCAATACAGTCATCAAAAGAAGTTTGTCAGTAACTCCACAGCATGATGGTGGTGTTAAAAAGTTAATAGAAACTCTTTTTGCGAGCGGAAGATTCACTCAAGAAGAAGTAAGAATATATTCAGTCAAGAGAACATTTTATAAAATGTAATTAACTTATGTCTAAAATTAATACGTACATCGCTAAAAGCGATACATGTTAAGGAAGAGACAACAGTCTTTTTTCTTTTTTTGTTTTTTTAATATTTCTTTGTATTATATGATTATTTCAACCACATTAAACACATAGGTATTCAAAATGGATGCTAATAAATTAGAACGCAAACAGATCACCAAAGAAATCGATAACGTCATTAAGAATGGGTTTAATATTGATTCTTCGCATGATGAAGATTTCCTGAAGACTGCACAGTACAGCTGGGATGATCTGAATAAACTCAAAGAAGATCTTGGTTCACAGATTATCGAGTTCATGGGTCAGGTAAACGTTATTATTACCAACCGTGATATCATCGCTAACCTTGGTGATAATCTAGAACATTTTAATAAAGTTGTAGAATTGTTCTTTGCCGACATCAACAACTTTAGTTTTAAAGTTAAAGATATTCGTGTACAACACGATGGACGAACTGGTCACATCGATAACTTGAATGACTTTAATAACTATAACAGAATTGCTATTCAGTACCAATCACTTTTTGGTGAACTGGCTACACTGATGTCTCCAACTCTTGCGGATTTGATGTTGACAATTTCTGAAGTGGTTCCGGTTAACATGAATCAAGCAGTGATTGAACCTACCGTTCAAGAAGGTGAAAAACATGAGTGATCCTGTCGAACAACCCAATACACCGGAACCGGAAGCTATAGAATTTGATCCAGCGGACAATGTTGGGACAGTTGAAGTAGAAGCTGTTGTATTCGAGCCGGAAGCTGTTTCACCTGAAGAATTGATACAACCTGTTGTCGAAGTAGAAAAGACAGAACCACCTGTTGTCGAGAAGGTTCCTAATGCTACTTTGACTGATTCATGGTCTTCTGAAAAAACAGATTTCACTAAGTTTGCTTATACATTCTCTTTACCTTCTGTTGGATTACTTCCGTTCAATCTTAAAATTAATCAGTTTAAGAATCTTGATCTTGACGGTAACTCTCCTGCTTTAAAGGCTTGGAGAAAGTCAAATGAAGAAGCTATTGATTACTACACTCCTGGTGGTCTCTACCAAGAACGTTTCTTTGATGAAAAATCAAGATTTGGTCAAGGTGTAGAAACTAAAGAAGGTGAACTGAAAACAATCAGTCCGCTCAAGTTTAAACAAACAGATGGTGAACTGAAAGGTGAACTGGCTGTTTTAAAAGTTTCAAAACTGTTAGGTCTTGGTGATGTTCTATCTGTACCGCTTCCTCACTCAGGTATCTGGGTAACGATTAAGCCGCCTACAGAAAAGGATATGATTGATTTCTACAATAGTATCTTTAAGGAAAAGGTTACGTTGGGTCGTGCCACCTTTGGTTTGACTCTCACTAATTTTTCTGTTTATGTCAACAGAAAGTTATTTGACTTTATCCTGAAACATATTCACAGTGTTAACTATCAGGACATCAGTAAAAATGAACTGGATAACTACGTACTCATCCACGATTTTCCCATACTGGCTTGGGGATTTGCTGCCACTATCTATCCTAATGGGTTTGATTATCAGCGAGCTTGTATAAACGACATTGAACAATGTTCGTTTGTCGCTAAGGCTATTCTTAATATGTGCAAGCTGTTGTGGGTCGATAACAACAGTCTTACTGAAGCACAGAAAATTATTATGGCTGAAAATCGCCCGAATAAACTCGGGATTGACAGCTACCGTAAATATATCAGTGAACATGTTCGTGTGACAGGTTCTGAATTCCAGCTGAAGGAAAATATTAAATTTAAGCTTCGTGTTCCTACATTCGCTGAATATACTGCGGACGGCATGGCGTGGATCAACAAGATTAACTCAGCTATCGATTCATTCATTGTTGAAGAAGGTGATGAAGCAGAAGCTAAGGGACAGTTGCTCGATCAATATGTTCGTTCTTCTATTCTTCGACAGTTTAATCATTTTATCGATTACATTGAGATCGATGATAACGTTATTAATGAACGTTCTACAATTAATGAAGTACTTGAAGTCTTCTCTGCTGACGATTCACTTCGTTCAGTTATCACAAATAAGATTCTTGAGTTCAAAGCAAACACCACAATTGGTCTGGTAGGTATTCCTGACTATAAGTGCCCTAACTGCGGACATCCTCAGAACAACGAAATTGTAAATGAAAAACTTACTAGCGTTATTCCGTTGGATGTAATGAACCTTTTTTTTACATTAATTACTCTCCGTATCTCGAAAATAATGGAGAGGGAAGTATAAAATATATTGCCAGTTATGGTTTTGGTAATCACATCGACTTTGATCGATTTATTCGTGATACATTAGCGAACATTAAAAGTGAAAGTGTTCCTAATTATATTTATGGTCAACAGTTATTTATAGAACTTTACGAGACTACATTTGGTATCTGTGATCACGTAAACAACACTAATCCATTAGCTTCAGTGCAGTTTAACAATGCAGAGAACTATTTGAAAGATTATTTGTTTGACGGTTATTTATCTACATTTTTATTTAAAGAACTTAGTAAAAAGTTAGGGATGTCATTTGATGATTTTCTTAATAGACCTAAGTTTGAGATAGAAACAATTATGCGTGTTGTCGATGACACCGACAAAAAGAAGAATCGTATTAATGAAAATGTCTTAAAGGAATTAGAGAACTCTGCTCCTAAGATAACTCCTCCGAGTACATAATAACAGAGATACCACTGGGAACTCCAGTGGTATCTTTTTCAACTTAATTCAAAAGGAAAGAACATGCCGTACATCAATAACAAAACTGGAAATATGTATTTAGTTATACGAGATGCAATAAACTGTAATAATACAAGGGATAATGACGATGATGAATGTATCATCTATACTCGTTATGAAGGTAGATTTATCAGATTAAGATTATTTATTATTAGACTTTTGTTACCAGATGCTATGTTTGTTCGTATTGAAAAAGAGTTTAATGAAAAGTTTACAAAGATAGAATAGTTTTTTATTTTTTCTAAAATGGCGTGATGATAAATTGGAGATAACTATGTGGTTTGTTCAAGAAATCCTTCCATGGATACTTAGTGCTATAACTATTTATATGGCAGTTCTCACCGGTAATAAACATCCTAAGGCTTGGTTGCTTGGTTTGTTTAATCAGTTCTTTTGGTTGATCTGGATTGTTGTTACAGCGACATGGGGTTTTTTACCTATGAACATTGCGTTCTGGATTGTTTATTATCGCAACCATTTGAAGTGGAATAAGGTGCAGCATGGACTCTGATCTCACTGGTAAATCTCACACCAATGTTAAGTTTACTGGATCTCTTACGGTAAATAATGGTGTTAAAATTCAGGTTAATGGTTTTCAAGTTCGAGCTGAAAAACCTCAAAAATTAAAAGTTACTTATAACGCTTTACAGTATGAGTTGTCCGATATAGAAGGACACTTAGTTTTAAATAGAGTTTATGAATGAGTAAGAAGTTGACTTCTACATTTGGACTTATAAAATTATCAGAAGAGTCTGGTGAGTTACAACAAGCTGTTAGTAAACAGTTACTTAAAAATAACGCGTGTACAAAAGAAAAATTAGAAGAAGAAATAGCAGATGTATTAGCTGCTGCAAAAATAGTTATAGATAGATTAAATTTAGATGAAGATAAAATAAATAAAAGAGTCTTAGAAAAGCTTGATAAGTATGATACCTATAAGTTAATTATAGATGTCGAAACTGGTATAGTAATTTCATAGGTGAAAGAATGGCTAAAGAGATTCTCCGAAAGGAAATACGTTTTGCATTCCATATCCCACGATCCGATTATCGTGAAGATATGCACTACGTTAAAGAACAAATTACATATACAGATGGTACGATTGAACCGAAGAGTTTCTTAGTTAAGGATTTTCAAAGACCTGTCTGGGTAACTCAACAAGCTTTTCGTAACCATAAAGAAAAGAAAGAGTTTGAAGAAAAAGAACGACTGATGTGTCAAAACACAATTCAGTCTGATATTAATAAGACAGTTGCTGGATTGCTTGGTCAACCACATTTTGCTAATAAGCCGGATGAGATCAAGAATTCTCCATATGTTTATGGTTATGATATCACATCAACGTCACTTATTAAATACACCAGTCTGAGACGAAATGAATTTGTCCAGTCCAATTATAAAGTATCTGCATTCGACATTGAAACAGATATCGCAACACGTGAAGTTATTATTGCCACTATTTGTTTCGGTGATAAAATACATTCATCTATTCTTAAGAAGTTTGTTAGAAATGTTACTAATCTTGAGAAACGTGTTGAAACAGCAATTGACTATTACATTCCTAAATATAAAAATCATGAAGTCACACTTCGAGTCTTTGACAATGAAGTTGATCTATTAACTGATGTGTTTCAAGTTGCTAATGAATGGGGTCCTGACTTCCTTGCTATTTGGAATATGGACTTCGACATACCTAGAATCTTGGAGCGTCTCAAAGAAGCTAACGTTAATCCTGTTGATGTTCTTTGTGATAAAACGATACCTAGAAAATATCGTACATGTCGTTATAAACAAGGTATCAAGAAAAAGGTTACTGCATCTGGTGTAGTTAAACCTATTAACCCAAGCCTACAGTGGCATACTCTATTTTGTACTTCTAAGTTTTATGTTATCGATGCAATGTGTGTTTACCGTCAGCTTCGTATGGCTAAACAAGAAGAACAAAGTTATTCGCTTGACTCTATTCTTCGTAAAGAAGAAATTGGTGAAAAGCTAAAGTTTAAAGAAGCTGAAAAGTATTCTGGAGAAAAACTCCATATATTCTTGCAAGAAAATTATCCAGTAGAATATCTTATTTATAACTTTTACGACTGCTTAGGTATGTTGGAGTTAGATGATAAAATTAAGGACTTGACAAGTACACTTCCTTCATTTGCTGCTATCACTGACTTTGCTAAGTTCAATTCTAATCCTAAGAAGATTGTCGATGCTCTTTTCCTTTTTGGTTTGGAACGAGACCGTGTTATTGGTACCGTACCTAAACAAGCAAGACCTGAAGAAGAGCTTGAAGCAGAAGGTATAGAGACAGACGAAGAGGATGATGAAGAAGACGACGAGTACGATGTCAAGAAGTATAACACATTGGACTTAAAAGGTTGGATTCAGTTACTTCCTCAGAACTTACTGTTAGCTGAAGGTCTTAAGGTTCTAGAAGAATACCCGGATGTTGTTACTAATCTTCGTGGTGTTGTTTGTGACCAAGATGCTACAGCTGCTTATCCTTCTTGCACACAAGTCGGTAATGTTTCAAAAGAAACTTGTGTTACTGAAATTATTAAAATCGATGGTGTCCGTGAGGATATCTTTAGAGAGATGAATCTGAGTATTTGTTTAGGTAATGCGAATATGATCGAGTATTTTACAGTAATGTTTGGCATGCCCACGTTTTTTGAAATGGAAGAACAGGGTTTACTTGATTAAGTGTTTTATATCCCGATAATACTGTGATGGTATTATCGGGATATTTCTATGAGAAAATTAACTCAAGAAGAAGTTATTAAAAAATTTATAGAAGTACATGGGTATAGATTTGATTATAGTAAAGTAGTTTATGAAAAATCATTAATCAAGGTTTGTATTATCTGTAAAGAACATGGTGAGTTTTGGCAAACCCCAGCCGACCACTTAACAGGTTATGGTTGTCCTAAATGTAAAGGTAAACTAATATCTAACAAATTAAAATATTCAGTTGAAGAATTTAAACAAAAAGCTTTTGAAGTGCATGGTAATAAATTTGATTATACATTTTTCGAATTTGAAAATAGTTATAGTAAAAGTAAGATAAAGTGTAACACTTGTAAAACTATATTTAACCAGAGAGCTAATGCTCATTTACTAGGACAAGGTTGCCCCAAATGTTCAGCTAAAAAAGTTGGTTCTTATAATAAGTCAAACACACAAGAATTTATAAAAAAGGCTATAGCTATTTACGGTGATAAAAATGATTATTCTAAAACAGAATATAAAGACAGTTATACAAAAGTATGTGTTACCTGTCTGATAGATGAACATGGTGATTTTTGGGTGACGCCTAACAACCATTTAAATAAAAAATCTAATTGTCCTAAGTGTAATCTTTCTAAAGGCGAATTAGCTATTAAAACAATTTTAGATAAACATAATATAAAATATATACATCAGTATAGAATACCAGAAGTTATAAATAGATATGAATATGATTTTTATCTCCCTGAATACAAAACACTTATAGAGTTTCATGGTATCCAGCATTATGAACCTATTGAGTTCTTTGGTGGTGAAGATAACTTAAGTTACGTAAAACGTAATGATGAGATTAAAAAACATTTAGCAGATCTTTATAAATATAGATTTTTGGAGTTTAACTATAAACAATTTAAGTTTATGTCACCGTGTCAATTTGAAACATTTACTAAACAAAGAATAATTAATTATTTGGGAAGACTGTAGATTCAGTGTGTTTTTGCGGGCGCATTGGATTGATCTGGTGGCGGCTAGAGTTGTTTTCCTTGTTTTCTCTCTCCTTTTTGATGGGATTAACTACCAGAGGGAAATACCCTCTGGTAGTCTTTTCTTACTAGTTTCGTTCATTTTTTGAATTAATTATTTCCGGCCAAAGGTTTCTATGAAAACAATTTCACAGGAGATGATAAAGTATCAGAATAGTGATACTTTTCCTCAGAAGCTTACAGAAAAGATAGAATATGTCTATAAAGAAATTGAGAACAATATCTATATGGACAATAAGACCTTGACTGAAAAGTCAGGTTATATTAAAGAGATTCAGACATTGATCTGTAATCGTTTTAATATGAATATCATATTTGATAAAGAACTACATGTTTTTTATCCTGCTGCGATCATTCCATTCTTCAGTGACTATCTTTCTGATCTAAGTAGCCTAAAGAATATTGGTAGCGATAAGTTCTCTGCTATCTTTAAATTTAATAGCGTGTATAAACATGTTAATGAGCTTGAGAAAGAAAAGAAAGCAATTCTTGCCAAGTTACATAACCGTAAAGGTTACATTGACATGAAGCATGCTCGGGTAGGTGGATATCTATCTGAAATTAAACACTATCTTATTATCGATTTCTTTGCTCTTAAGAAGTCTGAAATTGAACCTTCTGAACTGACTGCTATTATTTTACATGAGATTGGTCATGCTTTTGGTGGTCTTGAGTATCACCATAAACTTGAAACAACCAATTCAACTATTGCAGATATCCTTAACGAGATGAATAACAATAATCCCGATAAGGCTGTTTATATCTTTAAGAAACATTTTTCACAAAAAGAATTTGAAGAAATTAGTGTCGGTAGTTCTAATGAGATCAATGATTTCTATGGCAAGATTGCACTCGCTTATTTAGATGGAATCAAAACTCAAATGGGGAACTCTAAATATGACGAAACTAACTTTGAAAATCTTGCTGATAGTTTTGCTACTCGTTTTAATTTAGGTAAAGAACTCGTCAGTGGTTTAAATAAACTTAATAAAAGTTATGGGTTGGTGTATGAAAACAACCGTATGACATATAGCATTTTGTTATTTGTCAACCTTTTATTAAATATTTTATTCATTGCTTTATTTAAAATTCCTGGTGCTATCATAATGATGGCAATCATGGTTGTGCTATATAATTCCGATAACAGCAACATGACTTATGATTTTCCGTTAGAACGATACAATCGTGTTAAGAACGGAATCATTAATAACTTAAAGAATATTAATTTACCGGAAGAGTTTGTTAAAGAACTTCTTTTACAATTTGTTTTCATTAATGAGACAATTGAAAAGTCAATGTACTTTAAAGATGTTAAAAGTCATATTGCGGATATTCTGTTATCCAGCAATCGTAACAATAATTACTATATTAATCTACAGCAGTCTATTGAAAATAATCTGAATAATCTTCTCTTTGTCAAAGCACAAGAACTTAAGGTAAACTAAGGAGTGAACATGTACCAACTTTCCCAAGATCTCACGAACAAATTAAATGCCCTTAATCAGCGTATGCTTCAAAAGGGTGAAGTCTTTTTGCTGGCTAAAGCTATCGCTGATGCATTGCCGTTAATGCCTGCTGATGAAGACAATGTCAAGTTGTTCATCATCAATCATAAACGCATGATTGATGAAGTTGTCTGGTGCTTGAACTCATACTCTTATCTGAGCGATGACGCCGTTATCACTTTAGAAAAGCTTGTTTGTGATTTAACCCTCTGGCGTGCATCTGTTGCATATAATCCGCCTGCTACCTTCTTCCGTGATTGTCCTAACTCGGTCATTGATGATATCTCTAATCTGCCGCGCTATGTTGATGTCTCACATATGTGCGCAGTGGGTGATATTATTAATAATGCTAACTACCTCTCTGGTCTTTTCCGTTGCTTCGTCAGCGAGATTAAATCAAAGATGGTAACTGATAGTAGTGCCGATGGTGCTATTGCAGGATAATCGACATGAGCTTAGGTGAGCTGTTGGATGACCTTAATAAAGATGTAACAAATATTGATACTAGCGAAACTAGTATTGCTACTGAAAATATAGTTATCACTGATGCTAAGAAAGACGGTAATCAGTTTAATATACAACGTTTCTCTAAAAATACGCTTGATCGTGTTAACAATATGTTTAACTTGATTATTCTAAAACAAAATGTTGCAAACATGCCGCGTGTTGATCGCACAGTTGCTTTAGAAGTATTTACTATGCTTCCTGATGTTGGTAAAGTTGAACAAGCTAAACTGACTACAGCACCTTCTATTATTAATAAAGAAATTATGGAACGAGTTTTTAATTCCAATATTGAACATAAAATGAGTCTTGATGTTACAGACAAACTTTATGAACTTGAAG